CTGTCACGCCCAGCTGGGCCGCAAGTTTGCCGACACCCATCCCATACATAATACCTAAGTTAACTACTTTGGCCTGCTTCCGAGTGATGCCTGCGATGTCTGCCACCATCTGGTGCAGGTCCACGTCCCCCTTGTGGTACTCCTCGACAATGTTATCGACGACCGGGCTACGCATGCTGTCGGGCATGGACGCAGCGAAGTGCACCAGCAGCCGTGGCTCCTGCGAGGAGTAGTCGAACGACCCCCACTTCTGACCCTCTTCCGGAACGAACAACCCCCGGATTAGCTTCTTGATGTCTGGGTCACGTGCCGGGATCTGCTGGAGGTTGGGGTTCGAGGAGGAGAAGCGGCCGGTCACCGTCCCGCCATCATCGCTGCGGAGCTGGTGGAATTCCGTGTGGATCCGACCCTTGTGCTCGTGCCGCAGGATGCTGTCGATGAACGTACTGTCAGCCTTGTCAAATTCCCTAAGTCTTACAACGGCTTGGCATACCTCGTGCGGGTGGGCGTTGAGGTACTGCTTCGTGAACGACGGAGCACCAGCCTCGGTCTTGGGGTACTGCAGGTTCAGTGCGTCGAAGACCTGTTGTACCGAAGCAGCCGCCCAAGGTTCGATGTCCACGCCTGTACGATGCTTGATGTAGGCCTTCAGCTCTTGGACCTTGGTCCTTAGACCTGCGCGTGCGATGTCGGCCTTGTCCAGATCCACACGCACTCCGTTCTGGCGCATCTTGACCATGAGCGGAATGAGCGACGTCTCGAGGTCGAAGATGTGCGTCAGGTCCTGGCTGGAGATCTCCGTCTTCAGTCTGTCCCACAGCTTCATCGTCATGAAGGCGTCCTGCTCAGCGTAGGCTCCAACGTAGGACGCAGGCAGCCGCCACATGTCAGCCTTCGGATCGATGCCCCAGTCCTTTGCTGCAGCCCGCAGCATCTTCTCGTCCTTCCGCATGTCGATGTAGTCTTTGCCCAAGTTGTTCAGGCTGTACGAAAAGCGGTTCTCGTCAACGATGGCTCCGGTAATCATGGTGTCGATCACTCGACCTTGGACCTCGACCCCCTCAGCCAAGAGCCAGCCCAGATCGTAGGTGGCGTTGTGCATGATCTTGTCAATGTGCGGAGTTGCCATCTGCTTCTTCAGCCACCGCATGGTCATCTTCGGATCGAGGTTGTGTCCGTTCTCATGGCGGATGGGGAAGTACCAAGCTTGGTCCCCCGCTGCGATAGCAATGCCTACGATGAACCCGTCGTTGCGGGCCCAGCCCGGACCCAGTGTGGTCAGGTTGGGGTCACAGGTCTCGAGGTCGATAGCGATCTGTGGGTAGGGCGTCAGGTCCGGATAGCCGGAAGGGATGTTCCAATCGGGCTCGAGCTTCTCACCAAGGTCCATCCTCTCAAAGAAGGCGATGGTGCTCTTGTCTTTACGATCTCTCGCCATCCGTCAGTCCTTCTCGAAGCTTCCGCCCAGTGCGGAATATCCCACCTTATCCACCCAGCTGTCTTGGTGGTCTATCGTCTCCAGCAGGCGGCAGGTCTTTACCCAGTCCATCATCAGGGCGACATGCTTGGCTGTGATGGGGGAGTTCGCCTTTGCGGCCTCACGGACGATGATGTTCCACCCCTCGGCGATACGATCAAAGTTGTTCTTGGCATCCCCGTAATCCTTGGCGCGCTGGCCGGAGATGAGTTCCTTTGCCGTGTCTAGAATCTCGTCGCGTGTCATATCTGGTACCTGTGCTTCTCGAAGCTTTCGATGATGTGGAGTTCTTTCCGGGCTCTGGTCACCGCCACATAGAAGATGCGGTGCTCGTCATCCGGAAACCGTGTGTAGGTAGCGGCTGCCGACGTCGCGCAGAATACGACGCAATTGTCATCCTCGCCACCCTTCATGGCATGTATCGTCGACACCTTGATCCGAGGCGGCTTGGTGATGTCCTCCCCGCTGTTCTCCAAGTGGATCAGGTACGCCCGCATCTCACTACCAAATCCTAGTATCTCGAAGGCATCCCGAGGATCCTCGTCGAGCAGATCAGACTTGGAGATGAACCCAAACTCCCGGATCAAATCCGCCAGCGTCAGCGTCGAGCTGGGATCGGCCGCATCCAAAAGCTTGCCAGACCCCCGCTTCACCACGGCCTTGTCCCCCTGCTTGGGGACAGTCTCGTAGAACTCGATGATCCGACCAAGCTCCACACTTTTGCCATCTTTCAACTCGCGCCACGTCTTGATCGCCCGCGCCTGTTCGACGGTGATCGGAGTGCGACCCTTGATGGAGTAGTAATACCCGTCGCGGTAAAGAGCGGCTGCAACTTTCTCTGCCAGGTAGTTGGTCCGAGCCATCACGGTCCACGAACCTTTCCGCATGTCGATGCTGTAGAAGTCGTAGTGCCACTTCACCACGCCCTCTTCGTCCGTCGGTGCGTACTCCTTAGGAACTCGGTCCTTGATCCTTGAAACTATGCGCTGCGCCACCTCGAAGATCTTGCGGGGTAGGCGGTAGGATTGGTTCAAGACGATCTGCTTTGGGGACATGGCGATGAACTGCTTGACGTCCACCCCGGTCCAGCGGTGGATGGCTTGGTCGTCGTCGCCTGCGATCAGCACCTCGTCGGCGTTCTGCGCCATGAACTGAACCATGAGCCACTGCAGTGGTGTGAGGTCCTGTGCCTCGTCAACGATCAGGAGAACCAGCCTCGGGGCCTCCGCCACGGATGGGTACATTTCGATCATGTCGACGTAGTCGCACTTCCCCATCTTGGTCTTGTACTCGACCATCTGCTCGTAGACCTGCTTGCACTTGAACAGGCTGACGTCGAATGTCTCGTGTTCTCTCCACTCCTCATCAAGCGACACCATCCGGTAGCGCGAGCGGTCGATGATACGCAGGTACTTGCTGCCGCTCTTCAGGTCCTGTGGGATAAGGACCCCATCCTCCGGAGCGACGTTGACGTTGAACTGCTCGCCAAGCATCTTTCCCAGCTCGCTGTAGTCAACAGACGACATCACGTCCTCGTGCCGAAGACCAAGGCCTACGAAGCCTGTCGAGTGCAGGGTGCGGAAGTTCACAAGTTGCTTGGTGGACAGATTGAACCGCTTCATCGCGCGGTCCCTTGCTTCCTCGATGGCCTTCCGAGAGAAGGACACAAAGGCGATGGACTCCGGAGGCACACCAGCTTCGATGGCCTTCTCGATCTGCCGCATCAGGTACTCTGTCTTGCCGCACCCCGGGGGCCCGAAGATCTGTGTGCTGTTAGGAATCATTTGATCTAGCCTCCAGCCACTCGTTGATCGTGCTGGGAGACCAGCGAAGGATCCCTCTCGGGCCACCAAGCCTCATGGGGGCAGGCATCGATGCTTCTTTGATCCACTTGTAGACGGCAGCCGGGGTGACGCCCAAGACGTCCGCTACCTCTTTGACGGTGACGAGCCTGTTAGAAGGGAACATTTGTGTCTATCTCCTGAATGGGAAGATCGATGTCTTCCTCTTCGAACTCCGGAACCCACCACACGCGGATGGTTCCCCATGAGCCATCGGATTTTTTGTACCGCTGGCGTCCGCTGAACTCGTCCATGCTGTTCAGGCGCTTGATCTCTTCCTGTATCTTGGCTCGGTTCTCGGCCCATGGATGCTGGCGGTTCTTCAGGAAGTTGACCAGACCATCGATCTTGAACTTGACCCGGCCGGACTCGTGGTAGGGCTTGCCTGTCTCCAGCTCAGCTGGGTCATAGGCCTGTGCGCTGCCGTTGCAGAAGGACTTGAGGAGATCCTCGAAGCGCCCCTCCAGCGTCAGCTCTTTGGACACCTCGATGAAGGTCGCCTGCTTCAGCATCTTGTTGACCAGACTGGTCCAGTCCTGTGCTTTCATCGTAGAGGGCATGAAGTTTATCTGCATGAGGCAGGCCTTCTGCCAGAGCGACTGGTTGTGCAGCTCGTCAACTGTTAATTCTACGCGCTTTCCATTAACATCCATGAAGTAGTACCGCGGCTGTGACAGGATCACCGTCAGGCCACCGACCTGAGCCTTGCTCTCGCTGTCCCCACCCACGCCGTACTTCTTGGTGCGGCACACGTCCTTGTCGCAGACCGAGCAGAACGGCTCGACGTTGCAGGTGTAGAAGTAGTCCTTCTTCTGGAGCTGCTTGATGATACCAAGCACCTCCTTGGCCTCGAGGTTCGGGGACATAAACTTCCGGTTGTAGTCCTCAACCACCTTCTCCCACGTGTCGGGGTACTTCATCTTGGCGTACACCCCCATCTGCAGGAGCGTGTTGTTCCGCATGTCTCCCACCGTCCCCGTCGCCACAAGGATGCGGAGGCATGGCGGTCCGTCGGTGAAGTGCTCCTTGGATCCGGTGAGGTCCAGAGCGTCGAGCTCGATCCTCGAAACTCGGCCCTTCTCTACGGCATCCAGAAACTCCTCGAGATCCATTGCCTCGCTCTTCCGGCTGAAGCAGTACCGGGTTGTCTGGTCCGCGTCGAAGTACGGCATGTTGATGAAGTTGCCGAGGTCTCCCCGCTCCACCAAGATCGAGTCCTGCTTTGGGAAGATCTCACAGCCGGAGAACCCCAAGGCGATGGACATCTCCATCAGGTACTCCCGGACCAAGGACGCCGGATGCCACGTGTCCAAGAATAGGTAGAGGTGCGCGCCACCGGACTTGGTGCGGCAGTGAAACAGGGGCAGCTTGAGCTGCTGGATCTTCTTCTGGAGCCCGGCATGGTCTAGGTCGTAGACGTCGATGTCCAACGCACCGAACATGCACATGTTCTCGGAGTTGATAGGGATTGCGCCGATGCCCTGCTTGCCGTCGATGTGATCCTGAACCTGCTGTACAGTCATCTTACCACGGCGGACAAAGCTGTTCGCCTCGGCCTTGCCCTTGCGGCCGATCCTACCAACCGTCGTCTCGCCGTACGCCGCGTCCGATCCAACGTACGCAGCCAGCAATCTTTCGGCCAATGTCATTATCTGCTCCTACGGGTGTGGAAAA